AAATCAACTGGCCGACAGCCGTACCGTCAACCAAAGCTTTCTGGTTTTCCAGTAAAGCCAACTTGGCTTCATCGCCTTGAGCGGCGGCCATTTGTTTCATTAATGCCGCACTCTTTTCATCCTTGCTCACAATTTCACTGACAATATCGACCAATGCGTCCAGCGAGTTCATACCGGCGGCCTGCCGCTTATTCATGCTGGCGGTGAAATCAAAACCTTCTTGCCCGTTAATATTGATTTTCTTTGCCTTAGTAACGATGTCCGGACTGCTGATTTTTGCCAGCAGATTGACCAGGTTGTTACCGGCTTCGTCTGCACTGCCTGCAGTCATAAACGCCTGTTGGTTGGCATTTAACAAACTGCTGAAATTATCCAGTGTCGCGCCCATACCTGCGGACTTCATTGCCGCCAACTGTTGCGGCAGCCATCGCGACATGTCTTTCAGTTCAAAACCGCCATCCGCGCCCGATTGCATGGCTCGGTCGAGCAAAGCAGGAATATCGGCTTCTTTAAACCCTGCCTGCTTCGCTTTGGTCACAATATTGGCAATATCATCGGCATCGGCATTGGCGGCCAGTGCTGTTTTCATGACGGTCGGCAACATCTGTTTCACGGCAGCATCACTCAATGAGCCGCTGGCCACCATAGTATTCATTGCCTGCAAGGCCGCTTCCTTAGATGTTCCGCCAAGATAAGCGGCATCGTTTACCGTTTTATTAATTTCCGCCATGCCTGCGCGCTTTTCCTCAATACTTTTGCCTGCATACATGGTATTGGTCGCGTGGCGAAGCTCCGTGTCATAGTCCATTGTCCGGTTGACTGGCTGGGCCAACACATAACCGCCGGCCATGACACCGGCGGCAACCGAAGTCGCACCGCGCGCCAAACTTTTACCTCCTTGGATCATTCGGTTGAAACGGCTGCCGCTGTTCATTTCGGCATTTAACTCACGAATACGGTTGCGCGTCTGTTGAGCGGCTCGCGCCAGTTCATTGTGCGAAGCACGGCCGCTTTTGGCCATTGCGTTGTAGGCCGCTTGAGTACGTTGGATTTCACGGCGGATTTCACGCTCTGTGCGGATGCCCAAACGGGCGGCAGCTGCATGCATCAGCTGTTGTTGCCTGCCGGAAGATGATGCCGCACGGCTTTGAATCTGCATCGTACGGTTGGCCTCGGTCGCCAAGCGGCGCAGGCCGACACTTGCGTCATCTCGGAACTTGGCAACTAATTCGATTGTATTACGGCTCATTTTTTCTTCCGTTTACTGATAAAGGTTTGAGTGTGTCCGCCAGATGCAGATGGGGTTGAAGTTTTGGCAGACGGTGCAAACCAGGGCAGCACCACGGGAGCGGCACGGCCACGGTCAATCAAATCGGCCTGTTTGAGCCATCCATCAAGCTCCGGCTGAGTCATCTTGCCGATATCGTCGGCAGATATACCGTAACTCCCCAGCTTCAAGACTGCGTATCGGTAGCGGTCGGCACGGGCTGAACGGACAGACGCTTTTTTGCCAGCAGCTCTTGGGCGAAATAAAGCGCGTCAAAATCGGTGGCGACCAACTCATCGGCCAAGAAGTCGAGCGTTAAGGCATCAGGCTGAATCGTACCGATATGGTCGAGAGAGGCTGAATAGGCTGCCAACATACGCGCCTGACCCTCCAGCGTTGGGTCAATAGCCATATCTTCGCGCACGGTCAGCAGATGCATGGAAAAATCACGATGGACAGCGCCGTCAACAGAGATACCGTACTTCAGACGGCCTGAAACGGTTTTCAGGTCGGGAGAAATAACCAGCTCATACTCTTTTGCGGCATGTTCGAGCTCTTTGGAAATTGAAGACATAATAAAAGCCTCTAAACGGTTAATCGGATAAAAATCCAATTATCGTTTAAAGGCTATTTAAACCGTCTTTAACAGGTGTCAGTTTCGGATGGTTTACTCAATCACTTTACGGGTTGCAAAGCCGGTGATGTCGATCACCTTCTCGTTGTCCACCGTGTAGCTCTCTCCAGTTTCTTCAACACAAAAACCGAGGTAGCTGGTGGTCTTAGCGCCGCGCACGTCGGGCACCAGCGAGATTTTGCCATCCTCAATCTTGCCCCAGTCAATAACGGTGCCGTCGGTAGGCTCCACGGCTGTAATACTGATGCTGTATTGTCCCACACCGCGGGTAAAGCCTTTGACGCGGCGGCTGCGGTTCATGGTTTTTACAGGCTTGCGGCCGGTGCTGTCTTTGACGTCTATTTTGGTAATTTCCGCTTCGGTTGAGTCGAAATAAAGGGTGATACTGCCAACATATTCGGCACTCATGTTTTATGCTCCTATAAATAGAGGTCTACCACCATGCCTACTTGGTGCAGGCCGTTAACCACATCGGACGGCACGCGGCAGTTGAGCATGCCGGTGTTTTGTGCATCGCGTTCCACAATCAGGTTGGCCAAATTGTTTTCAACGTCTTCGACGATTTCCAATTCTTCGCATTTCATCAGCACGTCGATCAATTCGGAGCGGACACGGGCAATGGTGCGCTCGGTCATTTTGTCACGCGGGAAACGCAATGCGATACGGTCGGCACACGCACCTGATACATAAATCAATGTGCGCACGGTAGTCATGTCGAGCAGGCTTTCGTCTGCCGTGCCGTTGGCAGTTTTGGTATAAGTCGAAATAGCGCGGACGATTTGAGCAGATGTGCCGTCTGGGCTGGTTTCAATAGGAGTAACGCCGTTGTAGAGCGCGTTTTCCTGTTCGGTACGCATAGTTTTGTCTGCGCTGTCGCACACACCGATGCCGTTGAGCTTCAGGGTATTGAGCGGACGAGCCGGGTCTTCCTCACTGGCCACTACGGCCGCAAACGCGGCTGCCAGCTCACATGGCAGGCTAGGTGTTTTACGATACCAGGCCGAATACAGATAACCGCTGTTCAGACGGCCTGCTTGTGTCGTTGTTTGCGCCAATGCACCGGTTTGGCCATAAATACCCAATGCCCAGCGTTTTTCTTCGGGTGCGCCGACAGTTTCCAAATGTGTGCGCAACTTCAAGAGGTTCGCCTCATCGGTACAGCCTACCGCAATCAAATTATGGCCTTCGGCGATCACGGCATTTAATGCGGGGCCGATATCGGCATCGGCATCGCCACCGCTCATCGCTTTGACTGCAACGGTAATCCCTTCGGCGGTATTGCTGGCACGGATACGGATATGGTTGCCGTGCGTGCCTTTATTTTTAGCTGTCAGCGTTACCAAGCCTTCAGAGGCTGGCGCCGTTACCGGCAATGATGTTTCGGCATCAATGGCGGCTTTGACGGCAGCGGCTACGGTTGCGGCGGTTGCATTGGCGGCGACACCGACGGTCAGCGTATCGGCATTGCCGATGTTGACGCGTAAAACGCCTTGCGTATCGGCAGTGCCTGTAATCGTGATATTGCCGGTCGCCGCAACGCCTGCTTCATTGTCGGCAACGGTAATCAGGCTCAAATCTGCATATGCGTAAGCCTTGATAGCGGCCAATGCCATCAAATGCGCCTGAGAGCCGGCACCATACGCAGCTGCGACATCGGCCGCAGAATAGATATTTGCCAGCGCAGTCAGCTTGCCCGCTTTGGGATTGCTGTGTTGCGCAATGAGCAGCACACGTTGCTTGTTGGTTGGCAGGTTGCGTACAGCAAGCTTGGTGTTCCATTCGACGTAAACGCCGGGCTTACGCGTACTGGTTTGAATCTTATCGAAACTGACGTTTGCGGAAGTCATGATTTGTTGCCTTTCGGTTTGTCCTCAACAATAACCAAGTCGCCGTAGTGAATACAGCGCAGGTAATACGCGGCATTCGGCACTTCGACCGTTTCTTGGTCGGTAATATATTCATGTGGCTTGCCTGCCATAGGGACTTGCAGACCTGCGGCGGCACGAACTTTAATGGTTTCAGTCATGTTTTACCTCGGTTTTAACGGTGGCCGCCCTATCGGCGGGGGGGGGTTGGTTTTTTGTGGGGGGGAGGAGCGCCAAGGGTGTGGCCTTTTAAA